ATGTGTATAAGAGACAGCGCTTGAGCTGTCTTTCAAAAGCGTCCAGCCCTTTCAGCTCGGTGTTCTCGTAAGCGCTGTCCGGATCAAGCTCTGCCAGCGCCTGTGTGAATGTTTTGCCTGTGATAGAATAAAGTCCCTTTTCAAGTCTGATATCTGTATACATATTTTCATTTCTCCTTACGGTTTAGATTGTGTATTCATCGTTTTCTTCCTGTGGCTGCGGCTGAGTTATAAAGCTGCGCTCCTCCTCATCAAGCTCACGGGAATGTCTGCTTATGCGCTTGCTGAGCTGCTTGTGAAGCTCGATAAGACGGTGCATATCCATCTCCTCGGTCATCGCAGCGACCTCCTGCGCTGTGTAAAACGGCTTGCAGAAATATGAAAGCCTGAGTATCTCACCCTTTACGAATTCTGCTGCCGCCGAGAGCCTGCGGTTAGTTTCGCCAAGCTCCGCTTTGAGCTTTGAAACTATACGCTGATCCTCACGCCTGCTCTCATAGTGCTTGGTCACGCCTGCCTTTGGCTGTGCAGGCACTGCAACAAAGGACCACTCATAAGCATCTGTCGGTTCGCTAAGCGTAACAAAGCACAGCTTTTCGCCGTAGCGCTTGCCCTTAACGTGCGCACACGCTGACTTTGCCCTGTCTGCGCCGCATATACTGCACAGCTGCTTTGCAACGCTGCAGCTGACGGAAACTTCCTTTTTGATGCCGCCTGCTATCTCCTTGATAAGATCCGCATTTGCGGCTGTTCTTACCATATATGCCTTTGCAGTCAGCGCATAGTAAGGCTGCCCGTCAAGTGTGAGCCTGCCCTCGACCTTTGCAACAGCGGTGTCAAATATCCTTGCTGTCTGGTTCATGCCCTTGGGATCGTGGTCAAAAATGCCGCTTTTCCCGCAAAACATCACCGCAAGCTCTTTGAGCGCACTGAGCGAGAACCTTTCGCAGTCACGGTCAATGTCATTGTCACACAGCGTCAGGCTGAAGCAGTATATATCCTTTGCCTCCAGCGGCTCAACTGTGTAGCGGTTGACCTGCTCCAGCACCTTATCGGTGATCTCAAATGATTTTTGTGTCTGATGCAATCAGGTTTCCTCCTTTTGAGTTTTTTCTTCAAGAAGCGCTGCCTGCGCATTATAAAGCCTTGCCTGTGCAAGTGCGACCTCGTCCTGAAGATTGATGTTGTCCCACTTTACAATGCAGCCCTCGCTGCTTCCGCAAAGGCGCAGGAAGGTGCTGCATATACGCTCGATAACAGGTGTAAGCAGCCTGCGGTAGTATTCCAGCTCGCTGGTGAGGATATCTGCCTGCTGCGAGGACATCTTTTCGGTCGTTGACCAGTTGAGTCCCAGCAGGAACGGCGGGATAGACAGCTTGGCTATCATCTGTTCAAGCAGCTGCCGCACAGGTATCTGCGTATCCAGCACCTTGTTGTCAGCGCCGATAACACGGATATCCACATCGCCTACCGTTATAAAATCCTTTACTACACCGTTTCTTGAAGCGTTCATGCCGTCTGCCCATTCCTTTGCGATAGACATTGCTCTTTCACGGGCATACATTCTGTCCGAACCGTCAGGCGCAGGCTTATAGGTCACAGCGTAGCGGATATTCCCCGCACGCTCGAAGTTCTGACCTATGCAGCTGTAAATGCTCATGAGCAGTCCGCTTATCGCAGGCAGCCCACGCAGCAGCGAAACCCCCGAGGGGTTCTTGGGACTTGGATTGAGCGTGGTATAAATGAGCTTTTGCGGTGAGCGCACGTTGATGGGCTTGTTGCTGTAAGCTCCCGTTACCCTCATATCCAGCGGCGAGCCGGAGCAGCTTACCGAGTAAAGCGAGGGATCTGTAACATACAAGCCCTTTATACTCAGCGTTCTGTGATCGGTAAATATCCTGCCTATCGCATTGCCGTAGGTAAGCAGGCTGTCAAGATACATATCACAGAATGTGCTGACCGATCTGCCCGAGATACCGACAGGAATACTGCGGCAAAACTCATCAAGCTCGCTCTGGAAACGCTCATCACCTGCAATTACCCTGAAACCGCCCGTCAGCCTGACTATCTTTTCAATGCAGGCATCTATAACAGGCACTTTTTCACGCAAGGTATCGTAGATATCGTGCTCAAACTGCTCAGGGCTGCGTGAAATGCGGTAGCTGATACGGTCTTTTTCCCTTGCGCTTGCAAACGAGGTAGCTGAAAACGGCTGAGCCTGCTTTTTCAGCAAATTCCGTAGTATGCTCAAAATATCACTCCTTTCTTGGTTTTCCCCTTAGTTAGCATTGCTTTTTGGGGGAAAGGTAACTTTTCCTGCGCTATCTTTCAAGCGACAGAGCGAAAAACGGACTTTCCTGCTGCATATCAACGGCGGTCACAAAATAGCGTATATCGTCCATTGCGTGATCGTTTTCCTTGACAGGAGTATCCTTGCCTGCTTTTTCATCCCAGTGGTAAAGCGTGAACTCACGCAGAGAATCCGTGCAGCAGCGGTTTATCCTGATCCTGCCCGCCTTTATGCATTCGCTCACGAGCTGTATTCCCCTGACGACATCGTTTTTTGCAGGGATAACACTGTATTTGCCGTGACGCTGTATGCAGCTGATGAACGACTGCGCCGAGGGATCACACACGATAAAATCAACTTTTCTGTTGCCGATAAGGCGGCAAAGCCCTTCGTAATGCTCCTCGTCTGTCCTGCGCTCACCCTGCACACGGGAATCGTAGTAATACTCATCGAGTCGGTACCAGACGCCTGCCGACCAGCCCCAAAGCCCGAAGCTCGAAGGGTTTACCGTTCCGTAGTCGCAGCTTACAGCATATCTCTCGCACTCCATGCTGCCCGAGAAAGTGTGCTCTTTGGGATCGAACATAGGGTAAACAAGCCCCTGTGTCGCAGTCCATTTTCCTAAAACAAAGCGCTTGAAAAAAGCTCCCGAATAGAGCCTGTAATAACGCTTGATAACATCTTTTGAGAGCGAGGGATTATCCCTGAGTGAAAAGTGCACATAAATGAGATTTTTCTCCCTCGCCTTGTCTATCCATTCCCTTTTGAACCAGTGGTAAGGGTTATCCGGGTTGCAGTTGAACCACAGCTTTGAACCGCTCACCGAGCACCTTGCTATTGCCTGTTCAACAAAGCTGCGTGGCATAAGCACCACCTCATCAAGCAGCAGTCCCGAAAGGGTTATGCCCTGAATAAGCGCTGCCGAGCCTTCGTCCTTGCCGCCGAAAAAGTAAAAGCGGTTGCGCCTGCGGTCAAAGGTTATATCCATATAGTTCGCCGTGATGTGCTCCTTCACGTTCATCCCAAGGCTGCGCAGCTGTGCGGTGAGATCGTTGATAACGTTCCTGCGCAGCGAGGTGACCGTCTTTCCGCAAATAGCAAAAGTGCTTCCCTCAAATCGTGCCATTGCCCACAGCACGAAAGATACCGACATGGACATCGTCTTGCCCGAACGCACAGCACCGTCGCAGATTATCCCGTCACGCTTCATCAGGGAAGGGTTGCACCACCAGTGCATTACAAACCGCTGCTTATTTGAAAAGCCTTTATCGTAATTCACTCTGCGCTCTCCTCCTCTTTGTCCTCAAGCAGCTGAGTGATATCGCCCTGTCCGCTTGAACAAACTGCCGAGAGGAACCGGCTCGCCTTTGTTTCCTCTCTCAGCTCCGGATCAAGCTCAAACAGCTTTTCAAGTGCTTTCTGGCGGTCAAAAAACTTCATCTCAACTCCGCCTCCCTTAACACGTTTTATCTCGCTCACGTTGAAAAGGTCCGCCCGTGATATCTGTTCGGGAGTCGGCTGCTCGGCAAAAACAAGTGATACCGCATCGTTCACCTGCCCGAATGCGAGGCGTGAAAGCCCCGTTTTAACGTATGCAAGCGTCTGCTCGTCCGCCTTGTCAAGCCGCTTTACCGCCCTTTTCACGGCGGGCATCGAGAGCATTCTTGCGCCCTCCTGCTTTGCCTTTGAGACAGGTATGCCCAGCCTTACCGCAGTTTCGCTCGCATTGCGCAGGCGCACGAACATTCTTGCAAACAGCTTTGGTGTAATTGTCTTGTCCTTGTTCATCGTGTCATCAACAGCTCCTTTCGGTGATTTTTTTCTGAAAACCGGTCTGATGAAAAAGTCCTTTCACTTACAGCTCCAAATCGCCGTTTTGTTGCATTGAAACGTGCAACAAATAATG